CCACATTCGTTCCCAAGGAGCTGAGAGGTGAAGGCTTTGAGGGAAAGAACATTACGATAATTTATCCGGGATTGAAGGATTCTAATGCCAACAGGAGTATATCTAAGAAAGCCAGAACATAAGAGGACCTATTTCAAAAAGGGTTCTGTTCCCTGGAATAAAGGAATGAGAGGAACTCATTTTTCTCTGGCTACCGAATTTAGACCTGGAAAGAAAAGTAAGAATTGGAATGGTTTCAAGAAGGGATTGATTCCTTGGAATAGTGGAACTAGGGGGCAAGGTATTTGCAGAGCTAATTCGGGAACATTCAAATCTGGGAAGCATTATTCTCGTGCTACTGAGTTCAAGAAAGGTGGGAAAGGCTTTTGGACCGGTAAGTCTCGCCCCAATCTATCCTTGCAAAATCATCCTAACTGGAGAGGAGGAGTAGCTTTCTTCCCTTATCCTTTAGGTTGGACTAGGACTTTCAAAGAACAAATTGGTTACCGTGACAAATATAAGTGTAGAGTATGTGGGGTTTCAGAAACAGATTGTGTAAGAAGATTGTCTATTCATCACATTGATTATAATAAAAAGAACTTGAGAGAAAGTAATCTACTTTCAATCTGTAGTTCTTGCCATGGAAAGACTCAATGGAATCGGGCTTATTGGAAACGAGTCTTGTCTAAACTGGCCAAGAGGTAGGTGATGCCCAAATGTCTCCGAATGAGAATGTCTTAGAGATAACCGCTTATACTCCGCAGCCAAAGCAGAGGATCTTCCAAGAGGGAAAGCAAAGATATAAACTCTACGGAGGCTCTTGACTATGGGTGGAGGTAAGAGCCGAACATTATGTGAAGAGATGGTTCGGCAAATGGTTAAGTTCCCGGGGAACAGGGGGCTCTTGGTCCGTGCAACACTTGCTGACTTCATGTTATCAACTTACATTACCCTTACTGAAGAGGTTCTCCAACAATACGTTGAAGCTGGCCTTGTCAAAGAGAACAAGAAGATCCGCTACTTTGACTTTAACTTACCACAAGGGAGGTCTCGTCTTTACTATGGTGGTCTGGACATGTCCAAAGAAGATAAAGAGAAATACTTTTCTACACAGTATGGTTGTATTGGAATTGATGAGGCCAGGGAAGTCAAAGAAGATGAGTTCAAGAAACTTGGTACTAGATTCAGGCATAAGCTCCCAGATGGAACGCGTCCTGACTATTACTTACTCCTTGCCTCCAATCCTTCTCAGAACTGGCTCAAGCGATACTTCGTAACAGGTCCTGCTCCTAACTATCTATTCGTCCCTGCCCTTCCTAAAGAGAACAAATACAACCCTCCAGACTATGAGGAACAGATAAGAGATCTCTTTCATGGGGATGAAGCTTTCATCAGGGCCTACTTAGAAGGTTCATGGGATGCAATAGCTTCTATTGATGATCTTATTCTCCCAGCAGACCTAGATGCTTGCAAGGATTTGAAGATACATGATGTGAATGATAGACATCTTACTTCCATAGATCTAGCTCGGATGGGAGATGATATGACTTCAATCTACAACTTCCATAACTGTATGGTTGAGTCTCAGGAGTTCTATGGGAAGAAGGATGCTGAGGTCTCTATAGGTCGAGTCATTTACAACAGGGAGAAGAACAAATCCAGAATGGTAGTGACTGGCTATAATGGGATGGACCAGGTCTTCTATGATTGGCTTCGGAGTATCAATGGGGAGATGTCTCAGCCCTATGACATTCTAGAGGTTGATTTCAATGAGAAGGCAGTTGAGCCCAGGTTCTATAACATGAGAGCTCAGGTTTATTGGTATCTCCGGGAGCAAATTAAGAATAGGGCATGTTCAATCCCTAAGAGTGATGTTCAATTGGCTAGCCAGATATGTTCGATCAAATATAAGTTCAAGGGTGGGAAGCAGGGGTTGAAGATTATCATTGAGTCCAAGAAGGACTTGAAGAAGAGACTAGGTTTCTCTCCAGACAAGGCTGACTCTTATGCTATAGGTATCTATGGTCATCAGACTTGTCCAGTTGATAAAGATAAGCCTACCTGGAAAGATACATATAAGCCGACCAAGCTTCAAGGTTCGGCTATGGCAGCATAGGGAGGTAAATCATGCCAGCAGAAAGTAAGGCTCAAAGAAGATTGGCTGCAATAGCTCTTCATCATCCAGAGAAGCTCAAGAATAAAGGAATGGCTAGTATGTCTAAGGAGAAGCTCAAGCACTATGCTGAGACTCCTGAGAAGGGATTGCCCAAACATGTGAAGAAGAAGTCAGGTAGGGAAGGAGTGTTCAGATAATGGAGAAACTATCAGGATTGGCCTTTGGTAAGCCTAGGAGAGGTAAACCTAAGACTGATGCAGAGAGAAGAGCTACTCACAAAGCCGTGCATGGAACCAGTAAGCTTCCTCCCAGAGGTTCTGGACTAAGAGGAAGGTCAAGGTTATTCAAATGATAGGCTTCGTCAAGCAATACTTTATAGAGAGAGAATATGCTAACCTCCTAATGGACCAAGGAGTTCCCAGAGATGAAGTGAATCAATGTATGGAATGGGCCTTTGGTTATACTTGGAGGGAGATGTCAGCCAGGGAACTGTTCAATGCCTGGAACAGAAGACATAGGGACTTGTTTATCTTCACCGATACCGATACAGTAAAGAATAGTCTCAAGAATGTAGGCATTGCTTGGCAAGGGATTAAGCATGAATCCTTTCTCCGTATTGAGCAACTGGCCGAACTGAATCAAGCCGAGGCTAAGTTCAGAAGAATATTGATTAACTCATTCAAGCTAGAGGGCATTGATGACTTCAATGAGATGATGGATTGTATAAGTTGGGGTCTGGGATATGATAAAGAGCTCCTAAGATGTCATAGCTATATGAAGTGGCCTGAAACCTTTGCTAGGAACACAGGTATTCTAGTCAATGATCGAGACGAGGTCCCTAAAGTGGTAAGGCTCTTGGCTAGAAAGTGGAAGTCCAAGAAGAAATTATTCGTAGTTAGGAATGGAGGAGAGGGATGCCTAGTGAAAAGCCAGACATCATTGAACTAAATAAATGGTTCAAGCTAGCCGAGGATGCTCATACTCCTTGGAAGAAGCAGGCCCAGGAAGATTTGAGATTCGTTGTAGGTAAGCAATGGAGCAGTGAGGATCTCCGTATTCTTAAGGATCAGAGAAGGCCTGCCCTAACATTCAATCATATTCTTCCTCTAGTCAATCTAGTCTCCGGGTATCAAAGGCAGAACAGACAGGACATCAAAGTTCACAACAAGAAGGATGGGACTAGAGAGGTAGCTGAGATCCTTACGGCTATAATTAAAGATGTCCATGACAATTCCACAGGTGACTTTGAAGTGTCTATGGCTTTCCTTCTAGGTCTTATCACAGCAAAGGGTTTCCTTGGAGTAAATATAGACTATGACAATGACCCATATAATGGGGAGTTGAGGATAGAGAGCCATTCTCCATTCAGGTGCTATCCAGACCCATTTCACGAGAGATATGATCTATCTGACGCTATGTTCTTCTTCACTACGGCCTGGTTACCTAAGAGACGTATAGAGCTCAGCTATCCGGAGAAGAAGAAAGAGCTAGAGGGGATGGAAACTGAAAGTGATGATAGGATGTTGTATTCTGAATCTAGCACTTCTTCAGATGAAGATACTTATGCTGAAGGTGAGGGGACTAGTGGAGCTCACGGTCTCAGTGATGTAGACAAATACAAATATAGGGTCAAGCAATGCTGGAGAAGAGAATTTGAAGTAGAGACTTTCCTTTATGATTTAGTTAGTGGGAAGGCTAAATTGGTTGATCTCCCGGCTGAAAAGATAAAGAACATCTTGAAGAGAGCACCGAACTGGAGGAAGATCAAGAGGGTTACTCCTAGGGTTCATCTAAATACTTACGTAGGCAATGTAATGCTTCAGGAGATAGAACCTTATGTTGACACTAAAAATAAGCAATATGGGCTAAGAAACTTTCCTATAGTTCCTTTCTATGCCTACTGGTTTGAGAATCAATTCCTTAGTATAGTCACTCCACTTAAAGACCCACAACAAGAGATTAACAAGAGATATTCCCAGTTGCTCCATCACTTGAACATGTCTTCCAATTCAGGATGGATAGGTGACTCTGATGCTGTGCAAGATTGGGATGAACTAGAGCAATTCGGTTCAAGACCTGGAATAACTATCAAGAAGAAGAGAGGGTCTCAACTCGAACGAATTCAACCATCTGTGCTTTCAGAGGGGCATTTGGTTCTAGCTCGTGAGGGGATAAATCAAATCAGGCATGTCTCTGGGATAGATCCTTCATTGATGGGAATAGTTCCTGAGAGAGGTAAGGAATCTGGAATTGCTCTTCAGCTAAGGCAGAGACAAGGTATAACGGTCTTAGAGCCAGTGCTAGATAACTTTAGGATAACTAAGCAGCTTCTAGGTAAAGTTCTTATAGAAATGATTCAGAAGTCAGGAGCTTACTCAAGAGAGGAGATCCTTAGACTAGTCATTGATGGAGAAGAGAAAGAGTTTGCAATAAATCAAAGACAAAAAAGATTTGGCTTCGCCACGGGCCGCATTCTTAACGATATGAGTGTTGGACGATATGGTTGCACGGTAGCTCAGCAGCCTTCTAATCCTACTATCAGGTTGGCTAATTTCTATTCTCTCCTTGAAGCCTTGAAAGTTGGGTTGCCAATTCCCCCAGATGTAGTAATTAAGGCTTCAGATATTCCAGAAAAGGATGCGATACTTGAAGGTATTCAAAAACAGCAAGAAGCTCAGGCTCAAGCAGCTCAGGCTAAACTTAAGCTGGATCAGGATAAGCTGAATCTTGAAGCCAAGAAGATAGAGATTGAAGGAAGTATTAAGTTAGCACAGGCAGAAAATAAGGGAGGGTCCAAATGAGGCCCATTGATATAGATTCCCGTAACTCCCACGGGCATATAAGGGAGGGGCTTTAATATGGTCGGCCTGAAAGACCTAAAAGACAAGGAGATGTCTCATGTTTAAGAATTTGTGGAGACACCTTCTGGCTACTCTGAGGGATAACAGTGGCAAGCTGTCACTGGAGGAATGGAACAAACTGTCCGATGATGAGAAGCTAGACCGTGTCGATGAGAAACCTGATGACGACCAGGACAAGTTGTCTGCCGAGGAGTTAAACACTAAGATTAAGGATTTGGAGCAAAAGGTGAAAGACTCTGAAGGTAAACACAGCCAGGAGATGAGTGGGCTTCTGTATGATTTGAAGCAGGAACGGAAGGCCAGGCAAGAGGCTGAAGATAAGTTAAAGACCAAGGAAGAGGAAGGAAAGGAGGATGCCCTTGAGGGTAGGGATGATGAAGATCCTATTACTGTTAAGGACCTTAGAGCCCTTCGCAAGAAGGATGCTAAGGACCGACAGTCCGACCACATCAATCGGCTTAAGGAGCAAGCCTCTGACCGTATGGACAGGGATGAGGACCGCATGAGGGATAAGGCTGCTAAGCCTACTGATGAGTTTCCTGTCTCCTATGACGAGGCTCTTGACGCTTTTGATGCTCTTGCTAAAACGGACAAGACCTTATGGGATGAAGTAAACCGTGAGGCTTTACGTCCAGGTGGACGACCTGCTTTGAGGATGTATAGAATAGCTGTCACAAAGGACCCTGAGCTGAGTAAGAAGGTTAAAACGTCCGAGAGAGACAAGATTATTGAGGAGCTAGATAAAGAAGGACGTATCATTAAGAAACCAAAGGGCAGCGCGGCAGGTGGAGGAGAAGTCGACATAGATGGAATGAGCGATGAAGATATCCTGAAGCTTGCTGAGGAGAATCCAGATGCACTGGATAAGGCTGCTGGTAAAAAGTAAAAGGAAAGAGGTGAACTGATGGCGGAAACTGCCTTTGCAACTGGTGATGCTCTTACTAAGAAGATTTGGGGCGCAAAGGTAATTGTTGAGGCCAAGAAGGACATCTTCTTCGATAAGGTTACTAGCAAGCAAGACAACACGATTATTCAGACCAAGATGGAGCTTGCTAAGGAAAAGGGTGATAGAATAACTATCCCCTTGAGAGCCAGGCTGACCGGTGAAGGAGTTGATACTGAGAATGCTAAGCTTGAAGATAACCCGGAGACGATGACCTTTTACGACTTCTCCGTAAGTCTTGAGGAGAAGGGTAATTCCGTAAAGGCCCAAAACAAATTATCTTTACAACGTCCTGCCTTCGACCTAAGAACCCAGTTTAAGGAAGGCCTAAAGGATTGGCTGGCGGAGTTTATAGACAAAGCCACTATCACGGCTTTGTCAGCCTCGCCCACTACCAATAGGAATATCTTTGGTGGTGATGCTACAGCTACGACAGATATTGATTCATCCGACACTATGGCTGTGGCCGTGATCCAGAAGGCTAAGAGGAAGGCCAGATTGGCTAGTCCTAAGATTATGGGCATCAATGACAAGGGGAAGCAACGCTACATGCTGATTATGCACGATTATCAGAAGAAGTCCCTTGTTGCTGATGATGCTTGGAAGAGTGCTCAGTATTATGCCCAGGTCAGAGGAGAGAAGAATCCCATCTTCTCAGGAGCTGATGGGATGATTGAAGGTGTTGTTCTCCACACCTATGAGAGAGTAGTTACTTACAACACCTGGGGCACTGGTGCTATTACTGGGGCCAGAGCTCTACTTCTTGGACGCCAAGCTGGAGTTCATGCCTTTGGGCAATTGCCTAAATGGTATGAGAAGTTGTTTGATTTCAACCGTATTCCAGGCGTTGCGGTGGATATAGTCTGGAAGGCGGCTAAAACTGTATTCAATAGCGAAGACTTTGCCACCATCGCTATTGATACTTACATTGCAGTGGACTAGGAGGATACGATGACTAAGAAACTTTTTAGTTGCTTGCTCGTATTGGCCTTTGCTGCTGCGATGTTATTTGCTACACCGCAGGCAGAGGCCCTTTATGGGCTGAAGAAGTGGTATCTCGGCGTCTATGACGAGAGTCAGTTTTTAGTTACGGATGCTACGGCTACGGTCAATGTATATGTGGCAGACTCTACTACTAATGCTACTATTTATTCGGATGACAAGGGAACAGCTAAATCTAATCCTTGGAATGTAACTGATGGAGAGATTGAGTTTTATTCCAGTGCATCCAGTTTGGATATAGTAGTCAATGTTGGTGCTAGAGCTGCTAAGATTGACGGAATAACCGCAGTTTCCACTCATAGAATCACGGTCCCTACTTGGACTCTAACTCTCCAGAAGAGCATACCTCTTACAGTTCAGATGTTCACTGATGTGACTACTGGTGAGACCATTGATGCTGGTGAAGCTCCTAGCTTGTCCGTGGATAATAGCATCATGGATTTCGACTGGGCTGATGGAGAGACCGATAAAGCTAGTGTTAGCTTTAGAGTTCCCTATGATTATGAGTCTGGTGGATACTTTAGGGTGTGGGCTGATGAGGATGCTGGTGGAGCCGTCAGTGCACTTGACTTCGAGGTATACGTTAATCAGGATGAGACAGCTTTTGATGCTGCCGCTACGAATCAAACTCCTGTAGCTTTGAGTGGAGACCCCGGTTCTCCAGAGGAGTTGACTTTAACCGTCACGACAGACTTTGCTAGTCTAACTGCTGGTGACTTAGTAACTCTCAACATTTGGAGAGATGACACCACTTATACTGGCACTGCAGCTTTGGAAGTTTACTATGCCGAGTTTGTTTACACGGCTCAGCAATAAGATTGAAGGGAAGGGGAGGTGGCCATCAGCTGCCTCTCTCTTCCTCTTCTTCTTTTTATTCGTAGGGATTTTAGGATGCTTACCATATCAGAAATTATATTTAGGGAAACTCTTTCTAACCCAATGGTTTCTGGCCGGGATGGTGGCATTCTTCTATATCAGGAATTGGTGGCTTAAGGCCTTCCTGATATGGGTCACTCTCAGAATGGTTCTGAGTCTCAAATCCCTCAACAATCTTGCGTTGCTTGTATTCTTCAGTATTATTCTTGCCCTCCTGTTTTATCAATTCATTCAGGATAAAGTTAAACGAGAAGATTTCTTAAATATACTTTGTGTAATAGCCCTGGTGCAAGTGGGTTGGGTATGGATCCAGATTCTTATCAAGGACCCTCTCTTCCAACTTACGGCAGGATATTTGTGGAGGAAGCATTTGCCAGCCGGATTTATGGCTAACACAGTCTTATCTGGTATTCTTCTAGCTATCTGTATCCCAGCTTTCTTTAGAAGGGGTTGGGTTTGGTTCTTACCTTTATTCGTTTACCCTTTCTATCGGATTAAATGTATCACTGCTATTTTTGCTCTAGGATTAGGGCTGTTCTTTTACTTATACCATAGACGTCATATTATATGGCCAGCTATAGTAGTCGGCCCTCTACTTTGGATGGTTGGAGGACATCGTATTCTGGGATTTGCTGAAGATCCTCGTTATAGGTTATGGGGTGGTTTGATTGCCGTAATTAAGCGACACCCAATTATCGGTTATGGGATGGGGCAGTATAGATTTGTTGGCGGTCCCATTATTTCTACAGTTAGAGATACTAGTCTGTTTAACTGGTCCACAGCCCATAGTGATCCAATACAGCTATGGATTGATGCTGGGATTATTGCTTTACTTATCTTAGGCGGTTATTTGATAGTATTGTTTTTAAGGCGGGGGAGGGACCCAATTTTATCAACCATAGTCCTTATAGGTTTGATATGTTCGTTGGGGTTTTTCGTATTTTACACACCGGTAGCTTTGTTGCCCTTGGGCGCAGCAGCGCTACTAGAAAAGGGAGGAAGAGATGATAATCCGTTACACGGGACCGAAACCTAGAAAGGTCGTAAATATAGCCGGTGTCGAGTATGTGTTTGCACCTACTCATGAGTTCAATGAGGTCTTTGACCTTGTGCAGATTAAGTGGCTCCTTCATCCTGAGCGGGCTGGATTGTTTGAGGTGGTGAAAACTATGGACAAGACTCCATCTGCTTCACAGCCTAGGCTTAGTCAGCCTAGAGAAGGGGAAATACCTGAAAAGCCGAAAAGGAAAAGAGTCAAGTCAAAAAAGAAAGGGTAAAAAACTATGGCACTTTTAGTTGCTGATATATTAACGGCGGCCAATAGTCGAACTGGAAGGGCTGAGTCGAATATCAATACCTTTATGAGGGGAGTGCTTCATGAGCTTTCTAATAGAGGGTTAGCTTTATCTACTGAGGAAGCTTTTACTTTGACTGATGAAGATTATGATATTGCTTTTACTGAGTTTACTGCTAAGTTCAACAAGATAAAGGTGATCACTATTACCGACAGTAATGATCTTCCTAGTGACCCTCTAAGGAAGATAAACTGGAAGCAATTTAAGGAGAGGCTCTCACAGAATCTGGCTGCAGGTGAGCCAGTGGAGTATTGCATTTACCCAGAGTTTGGGGCGAAGACTCTTTATCTATCTCCGAAGCCTGATGCAGATAATTATCCTACGGCTAACATTTCTGGGACACTTAGACATGATGATACTACTACGATATCTTATCCTGAGGAATATCGTGAACTCTTAATATCCGGGGTTTGTTGGATGATAGAAAGGAAGTATAAAGTGGATGGGCCCAAGGCTGCAGCTAGGGCGGGTGAGTTTAAGGCAGAGATTCTTAAAATGTTTAGTAACGTTCCAACGATTGGATTAAGTGAGTATTCAGATATCTAGGAGGTAAACATGGCCAAAACTTATTCTTTCGATGTTTCAGCACCAGCCAATTCGGCCGCCCCCTCGGGTGGTGCAGCGGCGATAAGATTGCTTAAGAATGCAATACATGAACGGATGGACTTGGACCTCTATTGGGAGAAATCTGGAGACACAGCTGACGTAGATGATATTGGCTATCATCGCAAGGCTACGCTTCTAGTTCAGTCCTCAGCTCCGACTCAGAAAAGTGATGCCGGAATTGTTTATACTAAGGATGTCTCTGGTAAGGCTGAGCTGTTCTTCAGAGATGAAGATGGAGATGAGGTCCAATTAACTTCTGGTGGGGCTATAAACGTATCTGCCGCCTTTGCTAGCACTGATTTTATTCTTACCGCTTTATCTACTAAGACAGGCTGGACTGATGTAACAACAACTTATGCCGGCAAGTATTTAAGGATAGGAGCTACTGCATTAGCTACTGGAGGAAATTCTACTCATACTCATACTGGGCCGAGTCATACTCACACCTATTCTGGGACAACCGGAGCTCCCAGTGGGACCACTGATAAATACAGTGGAGCGAATCAGGTGGCCGTTTATAATCATACTCATTCTTATTCAGGAACTACAGTTGCGGGAGGAACTGGTAATACCGGAGCAGCAAACTTGGACCCAGTATATGTTGACGTAAGAATGTTTCAGAAAGATTAAGGCGGAGAAAGAGAGAAGAAGTAATGTTTAAGAGTTTAGCTTTATGGAAAGGAAATAATAAGGCTCGAAGATTACAAGATGCTAAGGATCGTATTCTTAAGCAACGTGAGCCCCTCCTAGATGCTTTTTCTGAAAACATTAAAGGGGCTAGGACTTGTCCATTCTATATGGGTGGTCCCTGCACCGGAGGTCTTTGTGAGTTCTTCAAAAAGTATCAGACAGTTCCTAACAAGGATGGGAAGATAAAGGAGTATTATCGCTGTAGTCTAAATCAAACTCCATCCTTACTGGTTGAACTGCTAGATTTAACTCGAGTGACTAATTCGCTTTTGGCTAGATTGGTGATGGTCTTTGAGCATACCACAAAGAAGGATGAGGAGAATAAGTAGATGGAGTATTTTGGTATACTAGCACCACAATTTGGACTCAAGGAGGATTTTCCTTCTATATTTCTTAAGAACGCCCATATTAAATCTGGAATGAACTTCATGTTTGATCGTGGAGTAATACAACGTTTCAGGTTGAGAGACAAACTATTCTCCCCGTTACTTCCAGATCCCATCCTTAAATATCATCTTTATGAACAAAGGGCCAGTGGTTCCAATTGGTTTCTTATGGTTCTAACTAAATCAGATATCTGCTACTGGGATATAGCTAATGAACGGTATGCATTCATTACTCAGCAGTATGCTACTGGGACTGCTTCATTTGTTCTTAATGATGCTACTGTGACTTTTGCTGGAGGGGCTGATACAGCCAATTTGAAAGCTGGGGACTACATTAGTATTGGAACTACCTATTCTAGTGATGATACTTGGTATGAGATTAAGAGTATTACTGACACTACTCATGTGGAGCTAACTACTAATTATGCTGGGGCTAATACCGGAGCTGTAGCTTACAAGGCAAGAGTAACCTATGCCGGGGCTGATACTGATTACTGGTCTTGTGTTACTTTTGAGGATAAGTTTTATGCTACTAACAATGGTATAGATACTATACAGGAATGGCCTGGAAGTAATTTAGCAGTTGATATTACTGGTCTAGTTGAGAAATACAAATATCTCTACGTATATGAGGGCCATCTTCTGGCGATCAATGAAACTAGTACTCCACTCCCACAGGAGATAGCCAGTTCTGACTTACATGATGCTACTACTTGGGGTAGTGGGGATGGGACTCTATTCTATATAGATAGTTCTTATCAATTAACCGGGGCTGCCCTGGTAAGAGGCTTCTTGACTATATTTACTGAGAAAGAGATCTTTAGAGTTTGGTATGCTGGGGGGACTCTAATCTACAATAATGAGAACGTAGTTAGAGGGGTAGGGTGCAAGGCTCCGCATTCTATTATTGAGGGGACTGGGTTGGTTGGGTGTTTCTTCTATGCTAATGATAGTAAGTTTCATCACTATACTGGACTCTCATGGGAAAGTATTTCTGATAACATGCTTCCTACTACGGCCTCCTTTAGTCCTACCTACGAAGACCACATTCAAGGTCTATACGTTTCTGAGTATAATCATATCCTTTGGGCATGTCCTAGTTCTGAGTCATCGGGGTATTTAGATAGGCTTTTAGTTTATGATTTAGATCCTGGAGAAGCTCAGTGGGCTGAGTGCGATGTTGATATTTCATGTCTTGGGTCCTATCTTTCAGAGACCACTTATACCTGGACTACTCTGCCATTCGCTACATGGGATGATTGGAACTGGCCTAGATGGGATTCTAGATTTGAGATAGCTGCTGCTCCTTTTATTCTAGCCGGAGGGTATGATGGCTATACTTGGAGGCTTAATTTTTCCGACGTCGATGGTTCTACTGCTTACAATTCATACTTCAGATTTGTTACTGACTTAATGAATAAAGGGGGACTCCATTATAGAAAGAGAGTTTTAGAACTACAGATATTTGTGGAGTATCGTTCTGGAGAGGACTTGACCGTTAAAGTGAGTAGGGAAGGTGGAGGGCTATCTAACTGTGGGTTGGGGAGTATAGATTTGGATGACCACGGTAATTCTGGACAGATTATTAGGGTAGTCTTACCCTGTGATGATTCGGGAAATTGGTTTGAGTATGAGTTCTCTTCCACTAAGTTTTATAAGTTCTTAGGTGTTATATTTGGGTATGATGTGATAGGAGAAAGATAAATGGCAGTAAAACTTCCCAAGAATCTAATCTTACCTAACCCAGAATTGATTCCCGAGCCATATACTCGGGATGCTCTAAAGAAGTTTATGTCCGAATTTGATAGTGTCTATAAAAAGATTTATGAAATGCTTCAGGGAGTCCTTTGGGAAATAGATGGGACAGAGACTCAGCTTATTGCAGCCGATGAACTAGACATGCAGACAAAGAAGATTATAAATGTAGTTGACCCTACTGATGCCCAGGATGCGGCTACTAAGAAGTATGTAGACGATACTTCTGGGGCGGCTTCTCTTTGGGAGGTGGATGGGGCCGAGCATCAGCTTAAGACAGCAGATGAAATAGATATGCAATCGAAGAAAATCATTAACGTTACCGACCCAGTATCGGACCAGGACGCTGCTACTAAAAAATATGTAGACGATAATTCTTTGTGGGAAGTTGATGGGGCAGAGCATCAGTTGAAGACGGCCGATGAGATAGATATGCAATCTAAAAAGATTGTCAACGTAACAGACCCTGTTTCCGATCAGGATGCGGCTACTAAAAAATATGTAGACGACCAGGCTTTAGGTGAAAATTCAGTAGAAAATATCCACATGGCTGATAGTGCTATTCATCAAGCAGAACTCAATACTTCAACAGGAAGCCAAAGCGGAAGTCTAAATGATAATCAAAATGCAGAAATAACAATGCACGATTATTCATTTTTTCCAAATATCTATTTACAGAGTGCGATTGCTTCAGATGTCTTGTTTCCTGTTGATGACAATACCGATAGTCAAATTGGAAGATTTAGCCTTCATAACACCGCCGGCGTCGGTCAAAATTATGATGTGCAATGGCGATATGTTGCCGCTTCCGACCCAGAGCCTTCTATTTATGTAGTTTATAATAAAATTATTGATAAGATACAGCATATTTGGGTAGCAAAAGATCACCCTTTTATGAGCGACCCCGATGTTTTTCCTAATCCTTTTACTCAATTTAAAAATAATCCCGATTATGAAATTTGCTTAATAGATAATAATATATGGAATGAATTAAAACAACGAATAGGCAGGAAAGATAGAATAGCAAGAATAATTCTCAATGAATATGAAATAGATAAGGTTTCTTTTCCTGTTTTTGAAGGTAGAACTTTTATTGAATTTGATGAATGGGATGATAGAAGTGGGGAAATAATTAAAATATACACTAACAAAACTCAATATGGTAAGACAAAAACATTGAAGAGAAGAATAGTAAATACATTACCATTGGATATAAAATATAGAAGCCTTAAACTAAAAACTAACTAGGAGGCGGGAATGTCAAACTTTTTGTCTAAATTATTTCAAACTCAAAAGACAGAGATTAAACCACAATTAGTGGAGACTCCGGAGCAGAAGAAGATGGGGAGCATGTTGACCGATTATGCTTCAAGATATGGGGAGAATCTCCCATCTCCTTATGAACCCTATGGAGGTAGATTGTCATCCGCTATACCTTCACAGTATGGGGATATCAGTTCACTACTTTCAGGATATATGGGGACTCCTTCTAGTGAGATGATGGGATTGGGTGGGGAGGAGATAAGAAAGACTCTCACTGGTGAGTATGACCCCATGACCTCAGACTACTATAAGTCCATGCGGAAAGGTATACTAGGGGAGGTAGAGAAGGCTCAGCATACTCTTAAACAGAAGGCCCAGCAAGCTGGAATGTTTAAGTCTATGGGTAGGATGCTAGAAGAAGCCGATGTTGAGGGTCAAGGTTTAAGTAGGCTACAAGATGTAGCTGCTGGACTGACTGAGTCCGAGAGAGAGAGGAGATTT